CCCAGTGCCGGCTGATCTCGCTGGTGGTGGTCTCGGTCTGGAATGCCAGGTCGTCCATAGAAAACGACATGGACTGCACTGCGTTTCCCATAGCCGTCTCCAGTTCCGTGGCTGCTTTGCTCTCCTGCCGGATGCCCTCGGTTACTGTACTGGTCGCTTTTTCTCCTGCCTCGGCATGGGCCTTCATGGCCTTGACGTTATCCTCAAAGGCGGTCTTGACTTCTCTGGTTTTCTCGTCAAGGGCTACGATGGCCTGTACTGCATCCTCAATGCCCTTCACGCCATCGGTGGCTATGTCATTGATCAGGATATCCGCCGCCGCATCCGTCGTGTCCGCCCACTCCTGCATCGCCTCTGCGGCCTCTCTGGTCTTTTCAGCCGCCTCGTCAAATCCAAGCTTATCCTGGACCCATCCCAGCTTGTCCAGCATGCCGGCCAGCTTGTCTCCCAGCCAGGACATGGATTTCCAGATTGCCGCCTGTACCGAGTCAAAGGCAGTCTTTAATCCTTCCCAGATCAGCTTCCACCCCAGGAATGCCTTCCCCAGCCATACGGCCCCCTGAGCCACAGCGCCCATAGCCTTGACCGCGTATTCGCTCCAGTCTACGATGGAGCCGTCTTCACGCCACTGCTTGATCAGGTCCAGGGTGGTCTTGAGCGCGGCCTTGAGCACCACGAATGAATCGCCTGCGTTCATCATGTCATACTTGAACAACTCATACTGGAGCTTGATCTGATTCCAGAGTCCGCTCATGGTGCCTGCGAACGCCTCTGCCGCTCCGGCGTGTTCCTTCTTCCAGCCCTCGAACAGGGCGTTCAGGCCGGTAGTGGCATCCAGGGCGCCGTCGGATATGAGCTTGGACAGGTCCATCATGGTCATGTCCATCTCGCGGGCCATGACCTTCAGGGCATCCGGAACCGCCTCACCCAACTGCTGGCGCATCTCTTCCATTGACACCACGCCCTTGCCCGCCATCTGCTGTATTGCAACGGCAGCCCGCTGCAACTCCTGATCAGTGCCACCGAAGGCGGCCACCGCGTCAACCAGGGCCTGCATTGATCCTGCTGTCGGATCAAGCCCGGCTGTGCGCAGTTTTACAAATGTGTCGGAAAGGGAACTGAGCTGATACGGAGCGGATCCGGCAAAGTCCATCAGCCAGGTCATTGATTCCCGGGCCTTCTGTGCAGAACCTTCAAGGCCCTCAAGCATCACCGTGGTGCGTTCCATCGCCGCCGCGGTCTCGATAAAGCCCCGCGCTATGGCCCCGCCGCCTATCAGTGCGGCAAGACCGGCCATAGAGGCATATAATTTAGAAACGCTCCCAGAAAAGGAATTTGAACTTACCGTGGCCTGGTGGAATGATTTTTTTGTGCGGCTGCCTGTCCGCTCGGCTGTATTGCCCAGCTCGCCCAGGTCTCTCCTGGCCTGGTCGATGCCTCGACCGGCCTGATTATCCGCGCTGATTGTTATTTGGGCTTTGTTGTTCATAAAAAAGCCATTAGCCGTTAGCTGTTAGCTGTTAGCTAAAAACAAAAACCTCTGTTCAATTTTTAAGGCCCTTAGCTAATTGCTAATAGCTAAAAGCTGAATTTCCCTGCCTCTGCCAGTTCCGCGTATTCCCCCATCCCCAGCCATTCGTCCATGCTCAGGTCGTCAGGCTGGAAAGGATATCCAGCCCTGCGCAGGCAGTACAGCCACCGGATATGCAGGAACCACAGGCTGGGCGGCGGTATGTTCTTCGGGTTGCGCTCGCATCGTTTGCACTGTTCCGCTAAAAACTGGCCGCATTCTGAGGCGCACTTTTTGCGCTGCGCCTCGTTGCAGACCGTGCTGAGCCGTTTATATTCCCTTGTCAGGGATACGTAGGGTCCGATCCCTCCGGGTCCTGGGCCTCGTCTTCGTCCTCATCGTCGTTATCCTCGGACTCGGCGCTGGTGTTGTCCAGCATGAGACGGGCCAGGGCCTCCAGGATCTGCGGGCACTCCTGCTCGATGACGTCTTTCCATCGGCCGGCAGGGTCCTGATCGATGGGCTCGCCCTTGAGGACCAGATCTCCGGGCCGGAACCCGTCAATCAGTTCTTTGCCGAACGCCACACGGGTCTTGTAGAGCCGTTTGATACGCAGGCCCTTTTTGCCGATTATCGTCGAGTTGTAGCGCTGGACCTGGAAGACCGTGGGCTTCTTCGTATAGACTTCAATTTCCTGGCCCCAGATGGTAATGGTGATGACGTTTTTTTCGGGTCTTAATTCAAGCGGCATAAATTTCTCCTTGGACATTGGAAATTGGAAATTCGGGAAACCCCAAAAGCCCAATTTCTAATTTCGAATTTCTAATTTCTAATAAAAAAACAGCCAGAACTCATCGTCCCCTTCGTCTCCGCCCTTGGCAGTAAACGGCAGGGAGTACACCACCAGGCCGTCGCGGTCTGCATACGATGCCTCCTCATACAGGGCACGCGGTATGTACGGGTGTATCTGATTGCCGGCCGTGTCGCCGATATCGCAGTATATCTTTTGTTCTGTGGCGTTTTCCCATGCGGTCCACGGGTTGAAATCTGACAGGTCTACGGCCTCCGGGTCCACTGAACCCGTAGGATTACGGTCGGTTATCTCCAGCCCAACCAGGCCGGTCGCGGCATTGATATCCCGGCGCAGGTTTACGGTATTGCCCAGCCTCAGAGACAGAGCATTCACCGCAGTCAGGTCCATATCTATGCTTGCGATCTGCAGGCCTGCGTTAATCACCACAGGCGGTGTGATATCCGCCCCAGGGTAAGTGGGCGAAGGCAGGGACTGATCAGTTGGGGCATTGTATATCCCTGTGATCTCGAACTTTGCCACGCCGTATTTGCCCACTGAGTAATCAAAGTCCACCGTGCCTCGGCACCCGGTCAGGATGTGCCGGTGGCCGTCGCGGTGGAAGTGGATGGTGGCAGACTCCATAGAGGTGCGGGTACTGGTCGGCCGGTAGCAAAGCGCGTCTGACGGGGTGCCGTCAGCAGCCGCAGTGGTCCCCGATGTCTCTCCCGCGAGGGCGTCGCCGTCTGTCGGATCGTTTTCCACGTCACGGAGAAACAGCGTTCCGGTGTCGTCTCCATTGTCGATGTACTGAGCCACGTAGCCAACGGTCTCGCCGAGCTGGGTTGTGTTGGTGACTTCTTCGCCCACTGAGAATGTGGCTACTGCGACGGTGTCCACTGGCATGACCAGGCCAGCGCTCTGAACCATCCCACAGCACTGGAGCAGTACGTCCATTTCGGGGTTCTGTATTACCCCCGTATCCAGGCCGCCGCCCTTCATCTCCACTTCAAAGCTGATCTTTGTCTGCTTGACGCCGATCACGTGGCCCTGCGGGGAATAGGTCTGGCTGATAATGTCCCTGACCAGCTTTTCCCCGGTGGGGCTGATCGTGACGCCTTTGTTGAGCAGTATGCCGGTGTAGCCTGACCCAGGGTCCACACCGTATGTGACTTCTTTGATGGCCAGAAGCACGGCCTTATTTGTAAGTAAACTCATGGTGGTATCTCCTTATTGGACATTGGAAATTGGAAACTGGAAATTCGGGAAACCCCAAATCCCAATTTCTAATTTCTAATTTCTAATTTCTCCTTGGACATTGGAAATTGGAAACTGGAAATTCGGGAAAACCCAAATCCCAATTTCTAATTTCTAATTTCTAATTTCTCCTTGGACATTGGAAATTGGAAACTGGAAATTCGGGAAACCCCAAATCCCAATTTCTAATTTCTAATTTCCAGCATCTCTTATTCTCTCCGCCGGTGATATATTTCTACGGCAATCACTGAAAAACACGCCGGCGCAAACTTGCCCTCGTCATTGACCGAGTCTTCGATCATGGTGTTGATTGCAGTTCCGCCGCGGGTAACATCCGCCAGCAGGGCATTTTCAATGAGTTCAATGAATCTGATCTGCTCCTTCAGGATCAGGTCCCGGTCAGGCTGGTTGAATCCGCAGTAGAGCATTACCGTGTGGTCTGCGTCCCTGATCTCGTGCCTGTTTTTGTTGCGCGTACGCGGGCGCGTGACCAGCACGACAGGGAGTTCGTCCAGCCCTATTTCCACCCGCTTCCGCCAGGCAGCCTTTGCGCTGAGTGGACGTGACCACTTGTCCGCGCAGAACGCCTGGAGGGCCGTGTCGTCCTCCAGAGTGGTAGTTATATTGTCAATGACGTCGGTAAAACTGCCCATAGTTGGTTTATTGGGGTATCAGTGTTCAGACTCAACCCTTCTTTATCTTCTCCAGCTTTATTTTTATCCTGCCCCACACATAGAGGCCCCAGCCGGCCAGGGCGGTCAGACTACCGATAGCCTGCTCTATGACCTTGATGCCGGCCTCCTGGTCGTCAGGGGTAAGCACCCCGAATGCGACCAGGCAGCCCAGTAAACTGGACGCAAGAGGCACTATGGCCTCTGTGGTCTTGTATCCCGGTTTATTTGTATCTAATTCAGCCATGATTCATGTCTCCTTATATGTCTGCGATCTCACGCATGAGATCGGATGTCCGGCCTACCCAGCCGGACACGAATTGGGGGTATTTTTTTCCCAGGCACAGGTAGTGGAACAGCCTCTGATGAAGGAAGGTCAGACACAGCCTGGCCGGGTCACATTCATGCACGGCGGCCAGTGTCCTGGGGCCGATGATCCCGTCCAGCTTGACCGGACAGTCAAGCGCCCTGGCCGAGGTCTGGAGCCATTTGGATGCACGGTCCCGACCGCAGTTAACGGCGGAATCGAACACCGCCAGCGCTACGGGCGGGGTCATCTCGTCACATGACAGCCGTTGCCAGTAATCGCGCACATATATACGGTGGGCATCCTCCACGGTCAGTTTCTTGATATCCAGATCGGGGTATGCCTTTTTTGAAATTCCGTACTTAGTCTCTCCGCCGGGGTCTGACGGGTCATTTGCATAGCCGCCTTCGTGCCGGAGCACAAAGAGTATGGCCCTGGACATCACCGGCAGATTGCTGAGAAACGGTGTCATTTTGTCAGCCCTTTGAGCTGATCCGCCTTGATGCCTGAGGCCATGGCCACGGCAAGGAGAATCCCTTTTATGGTCTGCAACTCCACCTGGATCTTTTTCTGGTGCAGTTCGCAATCGGCACGGCTTACGTTGTCAGCGCCTATTGTCCGGCCCATAAAAAACCGGACCGCATATTTTGATATTTCCCAGAACAGCAGGGCTATAATGAGCTGTATCGCCGGTATTAAATTGATCGGGTCACCCATTTAAAGTTCCTTTGCTATCTCTTCGTTCAGAATTTTTTCTATCCGCGCACCCTGGTTAAAGGCAGTGAAGCCGTCTGTAAGATAGGGGCGCTTCCCGTATTTCTTCGACGATCCGAGGCCTCCGTGTATCACTTCTGAATATGCCGCGGAGTCATAGACTATGGCTTCCAGATTGCCGGCAGTGAAGGTCTCTCCGCCAGCACTCTTTGTCGCCCCCGGGCTGACCCAGTCCAGCATACGGCGCAGGTGCCCGGTGCGGACAGGAACCGGATATCCGCCGGTCGGATCTGCCGGCCCGGAAAGGTAATCATAGGCCTCGCGGTGGATGCCCATGGCTATGCGGCGCAGCGCCCGCTTTGCCGCCGAATCAAGGCGGCGGGGCAGACTGCCCAGCTCTTGGATTACGGCCTTGTGGCCCTTGAGTTCAACATGGGCAGTAATCAATTTCGTCTCCACTCAGGTCGCTGTCGTCTGCAAAATGAGTCGAGGTGGTGACCCCGGTGGCGAAATCGCCGGTATCCGTGGTGACCCCTGACGCCAGCTTGCCGATAAGGGCTTCCGCCTGGGCCTCCCAGCGCTTCATCTGGGCAGTCTCGACCCTTGCTGTGCGCTCGTCTCCGCTTGCCAGAACGCTTTCAGCGATGACGGTAATCCGCCGGGACATCATCTCGGCGGCTACCAGGCAGAGTTCCGCCCGTTTGACATACGTGGATTCGGGCGTGGTCGCGGCGTCGTATATAGAAGACCCCAGGCGACCTTCAAGCATGGCCGCCTGCTCGGTAATAACCGAGGAAATCACTGCGGCCAGTTCCGTATCATTTGCAAGGCGGAACATGGAGGGGGTGAAACCCAGATCGATTATTTCCTGCGCTGTGACCTTCGGCATTTCTAGTTCCCCGTTCAGGGTTCAGGGATTGTTGACAACCCTTGATATTTGAAATTAGAAACTGGAAATTCGGGAAAACCCAAATCCCAATTTCTAATTTCTAATTTCTAATTTCCAATTTCCAACAACTAACTCAGCGCACAGCGGCGGTGCTGCTTGGTCTCGGCTATGGCGCCGTTATAAGCGCCGGTCCAGATATGGTCCGCCCCCAGCTTCAGCTCGTTGCGCTGCGCCGGTCTGGCGGTGAGATCCTGCCATTCCCCGCGCTTGTTCTTGTAGCCGGGGAGCGACACGTAATAGCTGGTGTTGGCGATCTTGGTGGTGTTGATCACTCCTGCTATGTGCCACACGATCTGGGTTATATTGGTGTTCGGATTCACGAAGTTTGCCGCCAGGGCCTTGAATATCCTGGCCTTGAGGCTCGGGTGACAGGTGATCCAGAACGTGGGGTTGTCGTCGATCGGATATCCGGCGGCAGCCAGGTCGGTCTGGATCTGCACGCAGGCATTGTTGATCGTGGTCGAGTCATCAGTGGAAAAGGACTGGTTGATGCCAGCGCCCAGCGCGGTGAGCAGACCATAGAACAGCGTGGCCTTGGTATCCCACCACCTGCGGACCGTGTCGGCTGTGAGTTCGTCGATCTTGTAATACTGGTTGAACCTGAGCCAGTCGTCCAGGATGGGAAAGCCGCCGATAAAACGAAGCATGCTGACCGCGGTCTTTGCCCCTGTGGGCAGAGCGGAAAGCTTTGCCTCTTCTCCTGGCAGGCGCTGGTAAAAGGTGACGCCGCCGGTGACATCCAGAATATCAAAGCTCTCGCTGGCGGATGCCCTCATGTCCACCTCGTCGAACAGGATTTCATAGCCCCTGTCCGGTGTCTTGACCGTGTCGGACATGACCATGGTGACAGGTACCGCACTGACCAGGTTGGGATCAGGTCCGGTCATCTTCGCGCCGGCCACGGGCAGCGGGTCATCCGCTACCTTGACCATAAAACGGCTGATCGCCTCTGCGATTTTGGCCTTGCGTTCCTCAAGAGGGACTTTGTCGATTGCTTCCCAGTTTATTATTTTTCGTCCATATAGTTTCATGATAATTTTTCCTCCGGGGAAATTAGCTCTTAGCTCTTAGCTGTTAGCTAAAGGCTAATGGCTAACGGCTAATAGCTTGTTTAATTTTCGTGCAACATGATCTCCAGTGTGGTGTCGGCGCTCTCGGCGTCCTCGACACAGTTGCCGCACCTGGTATAATCGGCCGCTATTTCGATGGTGAAGCTGTCGCCCACATCGAAGTCTTCAGTGCCGTCGGCTATCGTGCAGGCTATGAACCCGTTGTCATACGCCACTCCGACAGTCAGCGGTTCCATCAGGCCGGTTTTGGACCCCTTGACGGAAAATGTGCCTGCATCGAGGGCTTCCGCTGTACAGGTAAAGGTCCAGGTCTCGGCGATCGCGTTTGCTCCCGCCGTTTCTCCGGAGACTTCTCCGTTGCCGATATTACTGCCCGCTACGGCTGTACCTGCGGTATAGCTCTGGGCGTTCTTCCCGTATTCATTGTCAGGATCCCAGAACACGGGTTCTCCGGCGGCAATAGCGCCGGTAGTTTTAGGTACCTGTATCCGCCCCCGGTAAACATAGATCGCTTCCTCGTCGGCATCTGCCGCGCTTATGGCGACCAGAACGTTTCCGTTCGCAACTATTATCTCCCCCACTTCCACTGCTGCGGTGTGGGCATATTTCAATGTCCTGGCATTGGCCAGGGAATCTCTTATAATTGCAGACATTTCATTTCTCCTTTATAAATTCTCCGTTCAGGGTTCAGGGGTTGTTGATAACCCTTGATATTTGAAATTGGAAACTGGAAATTAGGAAAACCAAAAACCCAATTTCTAATTTCGAATTTCTAATTTCTATCTGTTTTCCTCGGGAATCAGGGGGTTATCCACCGCCTTGTCCCTTTTGCCGTTGCCCCTGTCGCCGGGCAGTCTGCCCTCGGAAGGGAACTTCTCAGCAGCACGGGCCTCCATGTGTTTGATCTCCGCTTTAAGGAACGCCGGGTCAAAGGCCTGCGCAAACTTCGTGCAGGTCTCCTGCTCTTCAGGCGTTGTTCCGACTTCTCCCAGAAGGGCCTTGAGCCGGGTATATTCCTCTACCAGGCCTTTGCGGTATGCCCTGCCTTCCTCGGCCAGGTCCTTGAGAGAGGCAAGCTGTGTCTTGAGGTCTTCGATCTCGGTGTCCTTTGCCTTAAACGCCTCCCTGACTTCCTTGATAACGGTCTGTTCGTCGGTGTTTTCGTCAAAGGATTTGGACAGTAACTGCCCTAAAACAAATAATAGAGTCTTCATATGGTGATCTCCTTTTGGTTGATCTGTAGTTTTTTTATCGTGGCGAAGCGCTTTCTGTACGGTGGCGCCCGGCTGTGCTCCCAGCCAGACTATAGAGCCCTCCTGGGCCTCGCCCGGCGGTGCGTATTCGTAATAAAGCACCCGGTCGAATTCATCCTTCACCGCTTTCAGGTCGGAAGCCCCGAAGCCTATGGACACGTGGCGGTAGATTCCGGCGTCCATGTTGCGGGTGAAGTCCTCCTGCCCCGTTGCCAGCATGTACATCCATGCCCGCAGAAAGTGTATGCGGTCCTGCCCTTCCGGGAGTAAAGGATTTTCGCCGGTGAGTGTCTTGAATTCTTCGGGGGAAAGATCCTTGATCTCCGCGTCGAAGAACAGCCCCAGGGGCAGGTAGTCGCGGTGCTGGTGGCTGAACATAAAGCTCTTGCCGGGCAGGGTATCTGCGAAGTCTTGCAGGAGTTCTTTGGGAAAGCGCTCTTTGTCCCGGTCGATTGCGTCGTGCGCCAGGATAAACCGCCTGACGTAAAGGTCTTCGGCGGTCAGCTCCTTGAGCGACCACCTATTGATCCTCGCCAGGATCTCCGGAGTTATTTCAATGCCTCGCGCGGATCCTGACGACTTAACGGAAAAAGATTTGTTGTAAATCTTCATGGTCTATATTCTCTTCTGCTGCTTTCGCATTCTGGCAATCACGGTCTCGCAGGTTATCGCGGCTTTTTTCGTGCCCTCGATCTTGAACCCTGCGAATTCTTTCTTGTCAGGATCGCTGGTCTTCTCTGTGATGGTTTTAGTCTCGCCCTGCTTTGATGCCATGATTTTCCTCCGTTATCAGGTGACCAATTCTCTGTTTGACTATTTAACTATTCAACCATTTGACTGATATCAGCTTTATGAGCTGCTGCGCTCAGGGCCACTGCCAGGCCTTCTCTGATGCATGCCCCGGCCAGTTCGGCGAAAATATTCAGGGCTTCCTGTCTGTCGATATGCCCGTCGGCCCTTGCCTGCTGTACGGTCTCGCGGATGTCGCCCAGGGCCTTTACCAGGGCTCCGATACCTAAAATGGTGTTATTTCTGCCTTCCTGGCTCATACGTGCGCTCCTCTATTTTTGCTTCTCCCCTGCGTAACACTAAAAGGCAACATGATCAGGCAGATGATGAAACTATTTTCACTGACTGCGGTTCTCTTCATTCGGTCTCACTCTTCGCGGGTCTGAGGCTGCACCTGCACCGGGGGTGTGTGTCTCTTCCGGGGAGCGGTGCCTTGTCGATATCGTATACGCCGGCCAGGCTTGCGCACAAAGGGCAGGCGTCCGGTGCCGGCCTGAACTCCACCCGGCGGACATCCCAGGCCTTCCATTCGTCCAGTTTGGCCTGCTCGGCAGCCATTGTCAGTTCAGTGCGCGCCAGGCGCTCCCATGAGCTGTTCTGGTCTCCAAACAGTTTTTTGAGACGGGCGGCCACGGTCAGGGGGTTCGACCCGGCAATCACATGTGCCTCCATCTCCGGCAGTATCCTGTTTATTATGGCCCTGGTGGCGTTGTCTTTGACCAGGGAAAACCCGGAGGCCGTGAGCTGTTCGTATATTTCCCGGTTTTTGATGATATTCAGTATGGGCTGCTCAGCGCCGATCATGTGGGCGGCCTGGATCAGTCCCAGGGAATACGCCTGGCCGTAATACCAGTTCAGCGGAGAATCATCGCTGTGAGGATCGTAAATGCCGATAAAGTCCTTCATGGCAGTCATGACCTGGGCACGCTGTTCCGTGGTAAAGGTAAACTGCTCCAGATCGGGGATATCGTCAGGCCCTTTTTTTATCTTTGGGCTGTGGGACAGTCCGGCGATAAAGAACACCCTGACTTCGGTCTCCGCCCAGTCTGTTTTAAGGCGGTCCTCAAACTCTGTTTCCGCCTGGTCCAGCTCCGGCCAGGGAAAAGGGCGTTGTTCCTTGGTAATAAGGTTCAGGGTTCCGGGTTCAGAGTTCCGGGTTAAAACCTTTGAACCCTTGAACCTCTCAACCTCTGAACCTTTTAACCCTTGACCCTTCAACCCTTTACCAATCGCCAGGTCGCGGATGTCGATCGTGATTCCGGCGGCTTCGGCGTTCTGCAGGTAGTACATGTCGGCCTGGGCGTTCAGGAACCTGGCCTGTGCCTGTGACACGACGTCGTGCAGGTTGACCTGTTTCCAGGCCAGCCTCCAGTCGCCTGGCTTCCATTTTCTTCCCCGCAGGAGCAGCAGGGTTCGGACCAGGTTGTAAAAGTTGGGCATCTTTGCGGCCTGGCGCGTAGCGCTGTCTGCCAGTACCATCTCCGCCTCGAAGTTGGCCAGGCGTTCTGTGGTGCTCCAGTGCATTCCCAGCATCCAGGCGGGCAGTCCCGTCTTGGCCACTATCTGCTCAAGCACGTGGCGGGCCGGGACCTCCAGCTCCAGGACCTGGTTGTCAGCACCGATCACCTTGATGGAGATATCGCTGTTGGTGTCAATGGCCCGAATAAAATCCGCGGATTTGCCCTGGCGTTTGTCCCTGATGGCGGTGTTGAATTCCGTCTCGATAACCTGGCGGCGGGCCACGAGGTCAACGCCGTCCCGCTTGCTGGTCTTGTAGATTATTTCAAAACTGGGATCCCCGAACCTCTCCCACACGTTAAGCAGGCTGTTATGCATGGTCACCAGGACCTTGCTCACAAACTCGCACGAACGCAGGAGGGGCGTGCCGTAAGGGTTCTGATTCTCGTTATCGATGGAAAAATAGATCAGGTTGTCAGGGGAATCCAGGAGGCGCCAGTCAAGGTCACCATCGGCCTTCTGATATATGTCCAGGCCGGATTCCGTACGCTTGAACTTTATGTATTTGGAATCCGCGGTCCGCAGGCCCACTATGTCCCGGCGCTTTTTATCGGTGACAAATTCCCCCATGCCGAAGCCCTGTTCAAAGGCCTCGTTGGTAAAGGACTGGTGAAAGGCCTGTAGGCCTGTCTGGACGTCGTTGACCGGCACGTTGTAGATCCAGTCCTTGATCTCGTCCACCAGTCGGTCATTGTCGCCTTTGACCACAACCAGGCCGTCCAGCGAGACCAGCCGGCGGATCGCGGCGTCCACCACGGGGATGGCTTCGCGCAGCAGTTCGTAGAACTCGGCCTCGACCTTGCGGGCGATAAAACTGCGGTTGAAATACGTGGTGTAAGGCCCCTGGCCGTCATTGGGCCTGAGCTGAAATCCTCCCCCGGATGATTTCTGCCCTGGGCGGCGCCACAGTCTGATGCGGTCAAGTAAATTCATGTATCCTCTTTCCTTTGAACCCTTGAACCTTTAAATCTTTGAACCTTCAATTTTGACCCTTTTCCTGTACCGTGCCCAGGCTATCCAGCCGAATGCCCGTACATAAGTGTAAGCCAGGGTCCTGCGATACCGGCCCATGCCGGCCTGTTTCATGATCCGCAGAAAGAGAGCATCCGTTTCGCCCCTGGTGAATGTGCGGGAGGCCGGGATCCAGACGTTTTTTACTTCGGCGGACAGTCCGTCTCCGGCGGCAAATACTCCTGCCCGGCGGTAGATAAAGTCGTGTACCAGGGCCGCGGCCCTTATAAGCCCGTCGGGACGCAGACCGGACAGGGTCCATACGCAGCGGGGCACGGAGGCACCGTCACAGAGAAAACCCTGCGGAATGGACAACATGCAGCGCAGGCCAGTGACGCTGTCGGTCCAGGAATAATGGTAACCCAGGATCAGTTTGTACCTGGAATCAGACACGGGTATCATCAGGGACTGATTAAATTTTGCCACTTATCCGCCTCCGGTCATCAGTATCCAGTCGATCTCGAACTGGCTCAGAGTGTTTCCGAAATCGATGATCTTTACGATCCGGGTCAGCTTGTACCGCAGCAGGTACCAGCACAGTATCCCCGGTGTGGTAAGATCGACCGCCACGGCGTTGTCCGGCCCCAGGGAGTCGATAATGCCCTGGCGGACCGCGGTATCCTCTGTCTGGTAATACATGGCTACCAGCAGGGACCAGGCGGTCAGCGAAGAGCAGTTGTATTTGCGTTCCGAGAAAAAGGTGTGGGAAGTGATGTCCAGGTAATCGTTGACGGTCTGGCTGCTGCCGAGCATGGGGTAAATTGACTCGGTGAGACCGTAATGGTACTGATCCACCTCCAGAAACGAAATATTATATCTATCACCTGAAAGCTGAAATGATTCGTAGAAATCTCTGACCAGAGGGCGGCCGGTGCTGTTGAGCAAAGCGGCCGTGGGCCTCAATATGACCAGGATATGGGGAGCTGTGGTGTATTCAGGCGGGAGGTCAGTATTGGCCTTCAGCGGTTCCACGTGCCGGCAGAACGCGCGTACGGTCAGCGGGGTGATATCGTCGTCCCAGGTGGAGACGTCCTCGCCCCAGAAGGGCTGAATCAGGCCCAGCGTCTTTATTTTCGCCGTATGGCTTATGAGCTGGGTCTGAAACAGGTCCAGATGCTTCGCCGGAAGCATCCACACCCCTATGTCGCCTTCGTGGTTGTAAAGCTGCTGTGCGCCTGCACGACCGAGGCAGGTGAGGATAAGAAGGAGCAGGATAAAGATAAACAATAAAGGGAGGGATCTCACGCGAAGAGGTCCTCCTGTGTGTTGGCCAGGAGTCTGGCCAATATTTGAGCCCTGTCGGCGTCGATCAGGTGGTCGTCTTCTTTTTTGAAGATCCGGTGCTTGCCCTGACGGCTGGTGTGGTTGGTGTAGTAGAGGACGATGTCAGGGTCCGGCGGGTACTCCAGCTCCTGGCGCTGCATCTTTTTGACCAAAATGTCAGTGGCCAGCTCCTTGAGGGTGATCTTGGCCGGCTTGCCGGTCTTGCTGTCAATGATAGGTTCGCCGTCTTCTTCGATGTTGTCCGTGGTGGACTCGAACATCACGCCGCGCAGGCGGTCCTCGTAGTCTTTGTCTTTATAGATTTCCAGGCCCTGGAGGTCGTGGGTCACGGCGGAACCGGCATTGCCGAAGTCAGTGCCCCATATAAGTGACTCCCTGGGGCCGTATACGTCGTCCAGGGCGTCGATCGCCTGACACTGCTGATCGTAGGTAACGTGTTTCAGTTTGAGGCGGGCGACCATACGCTCTTTCTTGCCCAGGATATTTTTGACAATGATTTCCGTAGGATCGCCCGCAAATCCGAGGTCGGCTCCGGCGCGCTTGAGGCCTGGGACAGTGACGAAAAAATTCTTTATAAGCGGCGCGAACTTTTCGGCAAAGAAAGTGGATTTGCTGTACACAGTGTCCAGCAGGCGGACAACCGACGGGACGGGCTCCCCCTTCACCATTTCCAGGCTGAACTTGCAGCCCTTGACCATGACTTCGTTGTGGGCCGAATCCACCAGAACTGAGAGATACCGGTATTCGGGGACTTCTTTTATGCAGAGTTTCAGCTGGTGCCAGGGGAATACAGTATTTTCCGGATCGCCGTCTTCGCCGAGTACGTTGTGCTGGTATTCAGGAGCATCTTCTCCGCCGTACTGATCGATGAAGAATTGACGCCGTTCCTCGGACCAGAAAGGATGCGGCATGAGGCTCTTCGGCCACTGGAATAGTCTGAACTCAAGATTTTTGATATGTTCTGCTGTGTTTTTAAGGGGATCATTCTCTATCCTGCCTCCTGTGGTTGATGCCATGGCCCGCTGCCCGAGCCGGTAGAATTCGCAGGAGCGGTCGCCGTCAGGGACCGAGTAGATCCTGGCCGTGGCGCCCGGCTTCATGGCCCGCCAGAATTCAGACCACTGCCGCTTGTTTTTGTCCTTGGCCGCCTCGTCCTTGATTACGAATGTGCGCGCATGAACGCCCCTGTA